TTTCTTTAGCAATGTGTATTACTACAGGTGTTGGACTTGTCTTAGCTTTTTTAACAGCAGACAAAACATAAAATGTCCAAGACACAGTGTCTTGTTTTGTTTTTCTTTTTCTAACAGGTGATTTAGAAGTCATTAACAGTCTCCGATTGTACTTCAGTTAAACAACCTGTGTCTAAATCATATCTAAGACTACATGCTTTGCCAGTCTCACCACTAAATCTATTTTTCAATACATTTACTTGTGCAATATTATTTTCTGATTGTAAATCTCTGGACAAAGCCAACACCATGTCACTTAATTGAGCTATGGATTGACTTCCTCTAAGACTATTCATTGATACTTGAACCCCATCTTCGTAACCTTTATTACCATCTTTAGTACGTGATAAATGTGATACTAAAATTAAACCTATGTTAGTTTCTTCTACTAATGCTCTAAGTTTTGATACAAAATAATCTATAAGTTTACGTTCATCATTTGTATTAACATCACCTAATGAAGACAATGCCATATGTAAATGGTCTAAGATAACAAAATCAACTCCACATCCTTTTGCAAAATATCTTATTTTGTTTAGTAAATTATCAGCCGCACTAAAACCAAAATGATTATATAAATAAAACTTACGATTACCTACTGTGTTTTTAAAAGTAGTTTGAAACTCTTCTTTTGTTATACCTTTTCTTGATAAATGTAATGGCTTTTTTAATTCAACACCCATAATACCAAGAGCACTTCTTATATTAGTTTCTTCTAATGCAATATAACCTACAGTGTAATCTTTTTTTAATAAATGTAATGCTACATGTCTACAAAAACTAGATTTACCTACACCACTACCGGCAGTAACAGTGACAAGCTCACTTTTTCTTAACCCATGTGTTTTTTTATTAAGACAATCAAAAGGGTAATCAACGCTGATTACTTTTTCTTCTTTTTGTAATTCATCCCACAAATCAGCACCTAATACAATTCCATCAGGTCTGTAAGATTTGCTAGACCATATGCAATCTGTTAATTCTTTTGTTTTATTTGCTAATAACATTTCGTTAGCATCTTTTAATGGTAACGTACATATCTTAGCTTTGTTTGGTGAAAATAATTTAGCACATTCTAGTGCCGCTTTTTGTCCATACTCATCTTGGTCAAAACAAAAGATAACACTCTCATAACTCTCAAGCCATTCTAATTCTTTTTGAATATCTTTTTTAGCGCCTTGTGCTCCAGACTTAATACTTACTACGGGAAATTTATTTTGGTTTGTACGTGATATTGATAAAGCATCTATTTCACCTTCAGTAATAATAATCATTTTACCACCGTCACGCCATAGATGTTGTCCAAACAACCCTGATTGTTTAGCATCACCTAACCATTGAAATGTTTTGTCAGGGTATCTTAGTTTTTGTGCAACTAATTCTTTGTCTTTGTTATAATAATTAGCAATCTGACATGGTCTTCCAAACCATGCACCAATTTGATAATTAAATTTTTGTGCTGTGTTGTAGTCAATACTTCTTTTAGTTAAAGCTTTAACTTCACCACTAATAAAATCTTTACTTGCCTCGTTTGTTTTTGTTTGTGTATTCAAATCTTCTACTCCTTTTTTAATTGTGTTACATGAGAAACAATAAGTGTGTCCATCATCATAAACAGAGTTTGCATCACTAGAGCCGCACTCGTCACAGTTTGTGTGATATAAAAACGTACTTTCAGTATTTTCCATAAAATTTTTTACCTAAATATTTTGGGTTAAACCTACTGGATATTGCTACCCAGTAGGCACAAACAAACTATGTCAGCAGTTGTTTAACGTCAAACTGCGGACACGAGGCGTCAGACACATCTCTGTGACCAACTATTTCAACCTCTTTGTAATCGGCTTTTAAAACATCTATGAGTTTAACTAAACTCTCATATTGTTTGAAAGTAAAATTACAATCAGGCTGTCCATCAACATTCTGTCCACCAACTAGACAAATGCCAATAGAATTTTTATTAGACAAGACAACATCTGTTTCTATGTGTGCGCCGGCTATCATTATGTCGCGACCGTCTTGAATAGACCCGTCTCTTTTAATGACTTTATGAAAAGCGCAAGAGAATAAACCCTCTTTTCTATGTTGCTTGTCTAAATCTTTAACATCTAAATTTTGTTCAGGATTTGTATTTGTTGAATGGACAACAATGTATTTAGTTTCTTTTCTTAAATTGTTCATAACCATTCTTTCGGGACATGTTTGTCTGCATACTTAAAACCGTATTTATCACACCACATGCCATATGTTGTTTTTGATTTTTTACTTATTCTTGTTTTTGAATTAGAAAATATAAATCTAATATCTAGCTCAGGATGCTGTTCTTTTATAAGACGCATTTTCTGACGGTCTTGAGAAGTAAAGTAACCTTTAGTCTCAATATAAATGTCAGACTGAACTAGATAAAAGTCAGGTGTGTATGTGTGCACCTTTTGTGGTTTAACATAGTTTAGTTTTGTTTCTTCAAACTTATATTGTACGTTTCCAGTATCAAGCTCAGAGGCAATTGCTTCCTCTAAACCTGACCTGAAACCGTATCGTAAACCAACTTGTTTAGAAGTCAGCTTCTGCGCTTTCTTCTTGTACCACATTTGTGTTTACACTTTCTGGTGCTGTATAGCCACCTTCAACTTTGTCAAAGCCATAGCCTTCAGCATTGCCGGCACCACCTTCAACTAACTTAGTTATTTGCACTGCTCTTAATCTGAGACTTACGCCTGCGCCTGCCATTGCAGTAAACCAGTGAACTAACTCAGCGCTAACTTTCATCTCACTACCAGACCAAACGTTAGCATCAACTAAAGGTTTGCCAGAGCTATCAAACAATGCCACTTTAAATGGAATTACTTTTCCATCAGCAGAAATTATTTGTGCTTTTCTTTTGAACTTAAAGATAGTATTTCCAGTAGGTTTACCTTCACTATCTAACTCTTCTTCATAAGGTGTATTAGCTTGTTTAACAGCTTTACCCTTGTTTTTTTCTTTAGCAATCTCTACGCTCTTCTTCATCTCATCATCAATTTGTTTCATCAATGGCTGAGCCTTATCAGTTGGAACTACAAGATTGACTTTGTAATGTCCATCCTTATCAAACTTTGTGTCTGGTTTTGTTAACCATGCATACTGACTGATACCTTCAGGACTTACTATTTTGACATAACTATTTTTCATACTTGTGTGTTTCTCCGTTCTACTATGGGTACTTTAATGCTATTACGCAAAAAAGAACTCACTGTCCCGCAGTTGTTGTATATCTAAATCACCTTTGGCGGGTACTTCAGGTAATTTATGGTGTAACTCTGGCGGTAATTGTCTAAGAACGTCATTCCTAAAATTTTCAAGAATATCATTATTAGTAAACATCTCAATAAAAGCTTCTCTAATAGATTTATTAAGTGTTTCAACATCACCGGCAGTAGTACCAAAACTATCATGCACGTTACAAAAATTTGTAACACCATTTTTATATGCAACGTTTACAGTTTTCATCATAGCGGCACTGTCAATAGAGTGGACAACATTAGGTGCAACACCGTTACCCATTCTAAGTTTATCCGTTAAGTCAGTCTCAGTGTTAATTCTAGGTTTAATAACTTCACCCATTAACATAGCTTTAACTCTTTTAGACTTCATCTCAGGATATGATTGATAAACAGGAAAGCTTACAGGTGTTACCCAGTGCACCGGAAGTTGTTCTTTAGCAACTATCCTTGCAATGGTTTGTAAATAATCCATACCAATTCTAGCAGACTTCAAATTATCACCAATACTGTCCCATATAACAGACGCTAGATAACTAGCCGGTTTGAATATCTCATCTTGAAATGGATGGTTTTCACCTTTGTCTTTACGTTTAGTTAAGTCTTCAATTACAAAGTCTGTACATGAATATCTAGTTGAACCATAACAAATAGTCATAATACTTCTTTTAGTAGTTGAACGTTTAACTCCATAATCTAACCACAACTGAGCATACGGTTTATTTTCTTTTGCATGCTCTTTTAATTGCTCAGTAACTGCATCAGCAACTAATTGATAAATGTCTTGTGGTTTATCAGTAGGTGTTAAATTAACTAACTTACCTGCTTTACTGTCTCTTAACATTAAAGAATAAATTTGAAGTCCATTACATGAGCCATCAACATTTACAGGTATATGAGAGACAAATCCATAACCTTGTTCTTTAAATCTTTTCCATTCATCACAAAAAGACAAAAATTGAAATGGATTAGATGCATCTTCCCATTTTCTATTTGACATTGGGTCAGTAGCACATTCTATAATCCAATCTGTGTTAGCTTCAGTCCATTTAACACGGTCACTAAAAGATATTTTATCTTCACCATATTGATTAGCACCATGTATAGCCAACCAGTAATCACCTTTGTTTTCTTTTGTGATTGGTTTACCTTGAGCAAAATTTAATAAAGCTTTTGCCCCACCAATAGACTGATAGTTTAAAAACGCCGGCACACAATAAGCTCTGCCTCTAAAATCTAATTGCAATGGAAAATACAACGTTGCATAATCTTTAAACTTTTGTGCAAGGTGTATAATTTTAGCATACAATAATCTTTTAGAAAACATTCTAGCATTTTCAGTATGTGCTATTACAGCTTTTTTCTTCCAGTCTCTTCTACTTTCAACATTAGTTTCAATGTCATGCGGTTTGTTTGGAATATCATAATTAGTATTAGGCGGCATACCACCAACAGCTAATCCTTTATCCCATGCTTCCTGCATTACAGCCAATATAAATTTATTAATTTTAAATGGCGTAGCCTGCATAGTATTTACAGCATTATAGACTTCAGGCATGTCAAAGTTTTCTAACTCTTTTTTGTATTTCTTGTTTTTTTGTTTAACAAGGTCAAGCTCTGGTAACTCTTTAGTCCAATAGCCACCACCTACAACTGTACTCCATAACTTAGGCGGCATAACTGTAGGTAAGTATTCTGGATTAAGTAACTCATTAAAACCATTTCTATTTTTAATCCATTCTCTAGTAGTATCAGTTTGTTTTATGATTTTAGCTTTTTTATGTTTTACAGTTTCAGTACCTATTTCAATTAAGCCTGTAGAATAAATCATAAGCTCAACTAATCGTAGTCCCACGTGTAATTTAACAGGTGTTGTCCATTCTTCCCATTTCATTACTTCATCACGCTTAGCGCTTTCTCTTAATTTTCTTCTTTTGTAAGTGTAATTAAAACTTCTTTTATCTAAATCCTGTTTTACTGTTTGGTATAAATCAGGGTTTAAATGTTTGAAGTTTTTAAGACTAATCTCAGTCTCAACTTTACCGCCTAGTGATATACATGTAGCCGTTAAAGGTTTATACTGTGTAATTGTATTGATTATGTGTTTACCTGTAAT